AGAATATGAAGAGGAGGATGACGACATGGGTGCAATCGCACATAACTTATTTGAAGGCAACAATACAGACAACGAAGACGTTCTGTCCCACAGCGAAATGCAGGAGATTATCGAGGACGGTAAGAGATATGGCTCTATGAAAGAATCATTCCTTGCTCATGGTATTACAGATATTGAGTACCTGTTCCCGGATGCCAAAAATTTAAACACACCACCTGAGTTCATTGCAAGAGACCAGGGATGGGTAACCGAAGTAATGAATGGTGTACATCACACGCCATTCTCAAGAATCAAGTCTACATTTGCAGACCTGCGTGAGGATGAAGCTCGTGCAAGAGGTTACATCAAAGGTAAGCTGAAGAAGGAGGAAGTATTCTCGTTACTGAAGAGAACAACCACCCCGCAGACAATCTACAAGAAACAGAAGATTGATCGTGATGATGTAATTGACATTACAGATTTCGACGTAATTGTTTGGCTGAAAGCAGAAATGAGAATGATGCTGAACGAGGAAATTGCAAGAGCAGTCCTGGTTGGTGATGGACGTCTTACATCCAGTGACGATCACATCAAAGAGGACAGCGTTCGTCCAATTTGGAAAGATGCTGATCTTTACACAATTAAGTACCCTATTGCAATTACAAAAGAAACAACCGCAGCTGAGAAGGCTACAGCATTTATCGAGGCCTGTGTAAGAGCACGTATCGACTACAAGGGTTCTGGCAATCCGAAGCTGTTCGCTCCAGAGTCAATCATTACTGAGTGCTTGCTGCTGAAAGATAAGAACGGCCGTATCATCTATGACAACATTGACAAGCTGGCTACAGCATGCCGTGTATCTAAGATTGTATCCGTTCCAGTTATGGAAGGTCTTAGCCGTGTAGACAAGACTGACACATTAGCTCTTCAGGGTATTATCGTAAACCTGCAGGATTACAACATCGGCGCAGATAAGGGCGGAGCTATCAACATGTTCGACGACTTCGACATTGATTACAACGCTCAGAAGTATCTTATTGAGACACGTATCTCTGGTGCGTTAATCAAGCCATTATCAGCTATTGCCATCGAGACAAAGATTGCTACAGCAGATCTTAGCAAGGTTGGCGCATAATCAAAATAGGAGGAAATGATCGTGAATAGATGGTATGGTAAGATCGGCTTTGCAGAGCAAGTTGAAACAGCTCAATCAGTTTGGACTGAGCAAATAACTGAACGTACGTATCGAGGAGATATTCTTCGTAATACGAGACGGCTTCAGGATTCACAGCAGATAAATAGCAACATTTCAATCTCTAATCAGATAAGTGTTGTCGGTGATGCCTATATACGCGATCATTTCGTTGACATGAGATGGGTAGAGTTTATGGGGGCTAAGTGGAAGGCAACAGAAGTTGATGCTTCACAGGCCCCTAGACTTATTATAACGTTGGGAGAGCTGTGGAATGAGGACGAGACTTGACTTTGATAGATATTTAAAAGATATCGTTGGAGAGGGTATCAATGTATATTTCCAGCCCCCTTCTAATGTATCCGGTGCTGGGCAAAAAGTTATAAAAAACATAAAATACCCAGCTATAATATATTCTGTTGATGATTATAATATTCGATCGGCAGATAATAAAAATTATAGCGTTGATAAAGAATACGCAGTAGAAGTGGTAACTAAAGACCCGGATAGTACATTGATTGATAAGATAGTGGAGATGCCCACTGCGAGATTCAATAGATCTTACTTATCAGATGGCATGTATCATTCGGTCTTTGTAATTATATTTTAAAGGAGGAAAAACATGTCTAAATTAACATGGGACAAAACCGGAGAACGTAAATACGAAACCGGTGTAGATCATGGCGTTATTTACCCGGTTATTGACGGGGAATATGGCGCTGGTTCTGCGTGGAATGGTCTTACCGCAGTTACAGAATCTCCATCTGGAGCAGAAGCATCTGCTGTATATGCTGATAACATGAAATATCTTAGCCTCATGTCAGCAGAAGAGTTTGGAGCTACAATCGAAGCTTATACTTATCCAGAAGCATTTGACAGATGTAACGGCACAGCCGAAATTACTAAGGGAGTTACTATCGGCCAGCAGAACAGAGATACATTCGGTTTCTCTTATCGTACCCTGATCGGTAATGATGTAAAGAGTAATGATTATGGCTACAAGATTCATATCATTTACGGAGCTAAGGCTTCTCCATCTGAGAAAGGCTTCCAGACAGTAAATGATTCACCAGAGGCAATTTCGTTCAGTTGGGAATTATCAACAACCCCAGTTACAGTTGACGGATTCAAGCCTACTGCTCATCTCGAGATTGATTCTACAAAGGTCGAAGCTACCAAGATGAAGAAGATTGAGGATGCTTTATACGGCACAGAAAGTACAGAAGCTAAGTTGCTGCTTCCGGATGAGATCATTAACCTTTTAAAATAACAGACCCGTCACTGGACGTCTCTGCAACTCCTATTACAGGAGAAGACGACCTGTTTGGAAAGAAGGCAGCTGACCTTCAGTCCAATATCAAGGTCAATGAGAGTACTGGAGTAATTTCTGGTACTCTTAACTACGTGACGGGCTATACAGGATTCAGCAGTAAAGTCGACGAACAGAGTGGTAACTATATCGCTCTTGATATCGCACCAAAGAGTGGCTTCCCTGAGTCATTGACGGTTGAAGTTAAGGGCGGAACATCTGGCCCATCCAAACTTCTTCAGTCTGATCATCAGGCAGTTCTTAAGATCAAGGATGCCAATAAGCAGTCCATCTTAATTAAAGCAACTAACAACGGTGTGACAGAAACAAAAGAGTACGCCCTCACTGGCGTAACACTTAAAACAAAATAAAGTTTTTCCTAGTCTGCTGAAATATGTAGGCTAGGATTTTTAAGAATGAAAGGAGACCAAACTATGTTTATCAAAACAATCAACTACAAGGACTTTGACGGAAACGAGAGATCTGAGGATTTCTACTTCAATCTCACGCAGAGTGAAATTTTAAAATTGGAAACAAGCCTTAACGGTGGCTTAACATCATATATGAGTCTTATGGTGCAGAAACAGTCTCAGCCGGATATCATGAATCTTTTTGAGAAGATTATTGATGCATCTTACGGAATCAAATCTCTTGACGGCCGTACATTTACAAAGACTCCTGAAGCACTGGCAGAGTTCAAGGCTACTGCAGCATATGACAAGTTCTTTATGGAAATTTGTATGGACGAAGCAAAAGCTTCCGAGTTTCTGCTTAATATCATGCCTGATGATGTAAATGACAAGATCAAGAAAGCAGCGGAATCCGGAGTCTATGACGATGCTACATTAAGCGATGCTCAGAGAAAAGCGATCTCAGCAGCAATGGCGGAAGTAGCAGGATCTGTGGCTGCAACTGATGATGCTGTGAAAGAAGGAAACTAAGGAGATAATTATGCTCGAATTAATTCTTCCCGGATATGAGCCATTTGATCAAGAAACTCAAACTTTTGGAAAGGTTGTAAAACCTACTAAGATTAAGCTCGAGCACTCCTTAATAGCAATTTCAAAATGGGAGCAAATATGGCATAAGCCATTGCTGAAACTCATGGATGAAGGAACTCTAACGGATGAAGAGTTTTTTGATTATATGTATTGCATGATAGTTGGGTCTTTCGATAAGGTCGAATTCTTTAAACGGCTTGATGATCATTTACTTAAAAAAGTAACAGACTATATCAATGACCCAGCTACGGCATCTAGGGTTTTTACAATTGGAGATGACGACAAAGGAAAACCGGAGACGTTAACTAGCGAATTAATATATGCTTACCTAGCAATGGCTAGAATACCATTCGACCCTTGCGAGAAATGGAATATAAAGCGTGTATTTATGCTAATAGAATTATACACTGTAAAAACTAATCCACCTAAGAAAATGTCCAATGACGAAATCCGAAGATGGCAAAAGAAAGAAAATGAACGACGTAAAAAATCACTGAAAACAAGGGGGTAGAAAAATGGCCAGAACTAGAAAAGCGGCCGTCAACCTTATCAATGCTTGGGTTGGCAAAAATGAAAAAGATGGATCTTACAAATCTATTCTTGATATTTACAACAAACAGAAAACAAAGCCGAGAGGCGTAACTATGAAACCAGGAATGGCGTGGTGTGCTACAACTTGGTCTGCCGTGGCAATTTCTCTTGGATATACGGATATCATGCCAGTTGAGTGCAGTTGTTTTTATCTCATCAAAAAAGCTCAAAAAATGGGATGCTGGAAGGAGAACGACAACTATACTCCTAAAATTGGAGATGCATGTCTTTATGACTGGGATGATAATGGCATAGGAGATAACAAAGGAACTCCAAAACACGTTGGCATGGTAACATATGTCAATAAGAAAGAAGGATACTTTGTTGTAACGGAGGGAAATTATAAAGACGCTGTTAAGAAGAGAACTGTCAGTATTAATGGAAGATTTATACGCGGATTCATTACTCCGAAATACGACGCATGCCAGCCAAAAATTAATACAAGTGCAAATCGCCATGCTGGGAAAGACGTCAAAACGGTAGCTAGAGAAGTTATCGCTGGGCAATGGGGAGAAGATTACAAATCGAATCTTAAAGAAAAGCATTATAATGTTGACGCAGTTATGAAAGAAGTAGATGCAGTAATTAACACTCCATGCGGTTTAACGACCACTACCTGTTCGGCAGCATATACGAGCAATATTTATAAGAACTCGTATAAAACTTCTAAGAAAGTACCTATGCGAATTGATGCTGGATGGAACAAAAAGCTCATGATTGAAATCCCGGCTGGCATGAAGGTTAAATGCTACGGATATTTCAATAAGTATAAAAAATCAGTATGGCTGCTTTGTGTTGCAACTATTAAAGGAAAGAAGTATACAGGGTTTGTAGAATCTTCTGCGTTAATTAGATAAGGAGAAATGACATGATCAGATGCAAACTTGAGGGTAACTTTAAAAAGCTCGATAATTATTTCGAAAAACTTTTGGAAGGCGTTAACGTTGGTATATTAAATAAATACGGACGTGAAGGCGTAGCCGCCCTCAAGGCTGCAACTCCTGTTGATACTGGAGTAACAGCAGCGTCGTGGTATTATGAAATAGTACGCGGCAATGGATCAGTAAGTTTGGTTTTTAAAAATTCTAATGTAGTGAACCATGTGAATATAGCTATTATTCTACAGTATGGGCATGGAACTAGAAATGGTGGATATGTTCAGGGGGTTGACTACATTAATCCGGCTTTAAAACCGGTATTTGATAGACTAGCTAAAGATGCTTGGAAGGAGGTCACTGGATAATGGGTAAAGTTGTTGAAGATGACGTTGTCCGAATGCAATTCGAGAATGGACAATTCGAGAAAAAAATCCGTCAAAGTCAAAAATCTATAGAAGCTCTTAAGAAAAGCATCGATTTTAGTGATTCTGGAAAGAGTCTTGCTAAATTTCAAAATGAGACCAAAAAGTTCAACATGGACGGAATGGGTAGAGCGGTAGAAGCAGTTCAAGTCAAATTCTCAGCTATGGATACTGTAGCTATGAGCGTGTTGAATCGACTTACAAATGCAGCTGTTGATGCAGGGAAAAAAATAGTATCGGCTTTAGCTTTTGATGGTATGTCTGATGGTTGGAATGAATATAAACTAAAGATGAATTCGATCCAGACAATTATTATGTCTACTGGGGAAAGCTTATCCACAGTGAATAAATATCTCGATGAGCTTAATAAATATTCGGATAGAACAATTTATTCCTTCTCTGACATGACTGCAAATATTGGTAAATTTACAAACGCCGGTGTAGGTTTGAAGGATGCGGTTGCGGCAATTAAGGGTGTTTCGAACGAAGCAGCTATTTCCGGTGCTAACGCAGAACAAGCATCACATGCCATGTATAACTTTGCTCAGGCATTATCTGCTGGATATGTAAAATTAATTGACTGGAAATCAATTGAAGTAGCGAATATGGCCACTATGGATTTCAAGCAGAATTTGCTTGATACTGCTGTTGCTCTAGGAACTGTTGTCAAAAAGGGTGAAGACTACTATACCACCACTACAAACGCTAAAGGAGCTACATCTGACGCATTCAACGCTACAAAAAACTGGAATGATAATCTTCAGTATCAGTGGATGACTACTGACGTACTCATTCAAACGCTTGGTAAGTATACAGATGAAACAACCGAATTAGGACAAAAAGCGTATGCTGCAGCTTCGGAATTCAAAGATGCCGGACAGATGTTTGCTGCTTGGAAAGAAGCGATCGGATCTGGATGGGAGCATACATGGGAAACAATATTCGGTAACTTCGAAGAATCCAAAAAGCTTTGGGGATTTATAGATAGCATAATCGGTGATTATATCGTAAAAACGTTTGCTGCTAAGAATGCTACTCTAGATGCCTGGAAGAAAATGGGTGGCCGCAATTCATTAATGCGTTCATTCACAAATACTCTAGCAGCAGCTGTTGCAGTATTAGATACTTTCAGGGTTGCCTATAGAGCTATCTTCCCAGAAAAGAATGCAAAAGAAATAAAAAATATAACCGATGCATTTGAAGCTTTCACTAAGAAACTAATAATGTCTAGGGATAAGGTCGATAAATTATACAGGACATTGAAAGGTTTATTCACAATTGTCAAGATTGTTAAAAATGTTCTTGGAGTAGGTCTCAAGGTAGCCTTACAGGTAGTTTCTAAATTGTTAGGAGTATCTATAAATAGTGTATTAGACCTTACAGCAGTCCTAGGTGACGGCATTGTGCAGTTTGAAAAGTTTGGAAATGTTTCGGGTGTAGTTGCTAAAGGTGTTGATCTTGTGTCGTCAGCAATAGCATTCGCTATAAAAAATATTGAGTACTTTGGAAAAGCTATTTGGAATTGGAAAGGGACACAGGAAGTAATAAAATTCTTAGATGATCTTATAGTTAAAACATTATGGCCAGATATGAAGGAGTTTGGTGAAAATGCTGGAACTATGATCGAGGATTTCATTCAGCACTGCGAAGAAATTGGGCACATAGATTTCAAAGCTTTACTAAGTACTATTATTGGAATAGGAGCTGTTGCAAAAGCTAGTTTTGGAGGTGCCGGTAATTCTATAGATTCATTCACCTCAAAGTTATATTCTCTCAGATCAAAAATGAGTGGATACTTTAAAGGTTGGACGGACCAAGCAACTGGATTCAAGAAAACGATGATTGATACGTTCGATGGTTTGTTTTCATTTGTTAAAGACAAATCCGGAAAAGTTAATACTGCTAATATATTAACTATCTTGTTAGGCGGTGTTTCGGTAAAGACCCTTTATAATCTTTCTAAATTGTTAGAGGTGCTTACAGATAGATTCGGTGGTTTATTTGCATTACCAGCAGCAATAGGTAACAGTTTTATTAAACTAATGAATCAAGGAGCATTAACTCTTAAAACTTGGCAGGATTCTATCAAAGCTGACATAGTTATTAAGATTGCAAAAGCTGTAGCTATATTGGTAGGATCTATAGCTTTGTTAACTGTACTACCTCAGGATCGAATCGAAGGTGCAGTTGTGCTGATCGGTATATTAGGTGCAGCGTTAACAGCATTTGCTTATGCTATCGGATCCATTTCAACAGAAAAGTTAGCAAAGGGATTCTCTGGTGTTTCGGCAATGGTCATTTCTATTGCTGGAAGCATATTGTTAATGGTCGTGGCACTTGAGAAACTTCAAAATGTGACCATTAATAAATCTATGGCTATTAACATTGGAGTTATAACAGGGCTTGTAGGAGTAATTACTATATGCTCTGGAGCTTTAACTAAATACACAATGGGCGCGAATGCTAAATTAGCATCGGCTGGAGCTCTTCAGATTGTGTCTTTAGCTGCTTCTCTATTGCTTATGGTAAAAGCTATAAAAGGACTATCCAATTATAATATTGAAGATGCTGGAAGTACTATTGGAGCTTTGGTGTTGGCTGTAGGATCATTGTCAGTTCTTATGATCGCTGTTGGAAAAGCGAATTCTTTAGGTGGAGCTAGAGGAGCATTAACATTATTAAGTTCCGTAGTGGCAATATATGGATTAGCTAAAGTAATGTCTAAAATTTCTAATATGGATTTTAGTTCTATGAAGAAAGGGTGGAAGCAATTCGTAGCTGTATTTGGAACGATGATGCTACTATTCAAGGCGTCTGCTAAAGCCGGTCCTAATGCATCTAAAGCAGCCGTATTATTGCTGGGATTTACAGTTAGTTTACACGTTTTACTTGCTGCATTTGAGAAGCTTCAAAAGTACGATCTTAAGACAATGGCTAAATGCATAACCGATCTAATTGCGTTGATGATACCTATTGGAGGGTTGATTAAGGCTAGTGCCAGTGCTGGTCAATATGCGGCTAGAGCTGGTGTAATGATGATGACGGTTGCAGGTTCCATTGTAATTCTTACTGCAGCTATAGCTATACTGTCCGGCCTCGATCAATCCAAAATGGCAGGAGCAACTGCGGCAGTGGATTCTATAATCTTATGCATGTCTGCGATGATTAAAGCTGGAGATGTATCTATTGACGCTAAGAAGTCAGTAATAGTAGCTGCTTTGGTTGTCGGCGAGATAGCGGGAGTTATTGCTTTGTTAGCTCAGCTAGACCCAGCTGGGGTTATTGCCGGATCAGCAGCAATATCATTACTTTTAGGTGTATTTACGTTATGCTTAAAAGGATTCTCTGGGGTCGGAAAAGTGCGCGCTAGTGTTCTTTTAGCTGGTGCAGTTCTTTTGGAAATAGCAGGAGTTATTTGGATGGTTGGCCAACTTGATTGGAAACGGTCATTAGCAGCTTCTGCAGGTTTAAGCATGGTTCTATTGTCTATATCAGCAGCTATGCTAATACTTCAAAATGTTCCGATTGTTGGGGCTATAAATGCTCTAGGTAGCTTCTCAATATTTGTTGCTGGACTTGCAGCAATTATAGCTGTACTCGGAGGTCTTAATAAGATACCAGGATTCCAGGATTTCATGAATGGCGGAGTTCAGATAATGGAACTTCTAGGTGAAGGTTTAGGAAAATTAGTCGGCGGAATCATATCCGGCGTTGGCCAGGGAATGACAGATGGATTGCCGCAAATAGCTACAAATCTATCAGACTTTGCAAAGAAACTGCAGCCATTTTTATCTGCAATGGGCAAAGTAAAACCTGAGATAGGATCATCTATGTCCGTGCTGGCGGGGTGTATTGTCAAAATAGCCGGAGCAGAGATTGTAAATGCCATTTCTACCTTTGTAAACCTTGGAAAAGATCCAATTCAGAAATTTGCTTATCAACTTCAGTACCTTGGTGCTGGTATGAAAGCATATGGCGATCAAGTAGCAAATGTAAATCCTGAAACAGTTAAGGGCACCGCAATAGCGGCTAAAACCCTAGTTGAATTAGCGAAAGCCATACCAAGATCTGGAGGATTAGCCCAACTTTTAGCTGGAGCAAAGGATCTAGCTAATTTCGGATTATCTCTTATACCATTCGGAGCAGCATTTGCAATGTACGCCATGGAAGTTGCTAATATAAATCCTGGGGTAATCAAAGGAACATCTTCTGCAGCTCAAACATTAACAGATTTAGCTAACGCTATACCTGAAGCTGGCGGATTAAAACAGCTACTGACAGGATCTAAAAGTTTAACTTCATTTGGATTATCTCTTATACCATTTGGAGCAGCATTTGCTACTTATTCTAGTCTAGTGGCTGGCGTTAATACATCAACTATAAAGGCTACGTCTGCAGCAGCAATGACGATAAGCGAATTTGCAAATTCCATCCCTAAGTTAGATGGTATGAAAGAGTGGTTCGTAGGAGGTTCTGAAGATTTAGGAACTTTTGGTAAGAGTATGGTCTCATTTGGTAAATCATTTGCTAAATACTCTGATGCTGTATCTAAAGTTGATACCGAATCAGTAACGGCAACATCTTCAGCAGCGATGACAATTACCAAATTAGCCAAAACAATACCGAGTTTAGATGGTATGAAAGAGTGGTTCGTAGGAGGTTCTCAGGACTTAGGAACTTTCGGTGAGAGCATGGTATCGTTTGGTAAGTCATTTGCTAAGTACTCTAAAACGGTATCTGGAATCGATACTTCAACTATAACAGCTACATCGGCAGCTGCTACATCCATTGCAAAACTGAATGATGATCTACCAGAAGCAACTTCTGCTAAGAGCATACTCTTTGGTGGAAACAAGGAGAGCTTGAAGAAGTTCGGAAAGAACCTTGTATCATTTGGTGAGAGTTTTGTCAGCTTCTCAACTACAATAAAAGGAGCTGATACATCTAACGCAGGAACTATCGCTAAGCAATTGTCCGATTTCATCAATTCTCTGAACGGTGTTAAGGGTGGACTGGACAAGAAAGTCAAGGATATGAACAAAGCATTTAAGGCTTTGGGTAAGACTTCTCTAAAATCCGTACAGAATGGATTTGAATCAAAATCGGGGGACTTTGAAAAGGTTGGCTCTAAGGTTGTTGGGTGGGTTTCCACTGGAATGAAAAATAACAGTGAAGATATGAAGTCCCCATCATCAAGTGTAGCTAAGAAGTTCTTGAAATATGTTACCGATGCATTTAAATCAGATACAGATACGACCGATGGGTTTAACTCGGTAGTAAATAGCGCTCTTAGTACAGCTAAAAGCACATTTAATGATTATAATTCAAAATTCAAAGATGCCGGTTCTTCATTAGCAAAGAACCTTGCCAGCGGTATGAGATCTAATTCTAAAGATTTTAGTACAGCTGGAGCTAATGCGGCTATAGGTTTTATGAGCGGGGCAAAGAACAAGAGCTCAGATGTATACTCTACTGGAGTTTCCTTAGGAAATCAATTGCTTAAGGGAATGAAGAGCAAAAAGTCTCTTGACGAGCATTCCCCTTCCAAGAAAACCAATAAAGTTGGTGTTTACGCTGGAGAAGGTCTTGTTAAAGGTGTTAAATCAACGGCTGGAGACATTGAACTTGCGGGTATTGACGCTGGAAGAGGGGCTTTGTTAGGTGCTGGAAAAGGAATAAAAGACGGCGCTAAGAAAGCTCAAAAAACAGTTACAGGATATGTCAAGGGAATTAAGAAATCCATTAGTAAATCGGTTGGAAATAAAGACGTTGATGGCGTCATGAAGACCGTAAATGGCATTCTTAATGCAGGCAACAGTACGTTTTCAGACCAAATGGATAAAACGACAAAAGACATTATCAAAAATGCTAACAAAACTGGAGCTGGCGTAACTAGTGCATATGATAGCACTTCTAAGAAAATTACAGGTAGGTCTAAGAAGAACAGCAAGAAAGCAAAGATCAAGATGACCAAAATCATAAAGGTCGCTTATCAGTTTGGAAAGACTTTCGACAAAGCTGTAAGCTCGTTTAATAAAACTCCTTATGAGACGATTACTAAAATCTCTAAGAGTTTAGGAAAAGAGCTTCTCAAGACAACGCCTAAGCTTAAGACACTTAGCAAAGCTACTAAAACTGCCGAAAAAACTATCAAGAATTTTGCTATTGCACTGTATAAGGAATCGGATCAGTATAAGGAAGACACTAAGTCCGTTAAGCAGCATGAGGCAGCTTTAAAGAAGCTCCTTAAAACTCAAGACCGTTTAAAGAAGGGCCTTAGTGCTTCAGGCAAAAAGCTTAGCAAAAAGAATCTCAATTCGGCTATTAAGGAAAATAACACTGCTATTAAAAATGCTGTGAAACAGCTGAAAGATGATCAAAAGACGATCCAGTCCAACATTAACTCGACGTTCAAAGAATACAGGAACAATATCATTAATTCGATAAAGGAATATACTAAGTTTACGAATATTGCATTCGATAACTCTAGGAACATATTCTCCGAATTCTCCGATTCTATGGACGATGAGATGAGTACAGTTCTTAAGAACATGGAAAGTCAGGTTGATGGTTATCAGGAGATGAAGGATAACCTTGCGAAATTATCCAAGAATGGTCTTAGTAAGGGGCTTATCGATACTCTTAAAGGTATGGGAGAATCTGGTTATGCATACATAAAATTATTTGCAAATGCTTCAAAAGAAGAAATCGACAGAGCGAACAAAGCGTATGCAGAAGCCAGCAAACAAACGAAAGAAGATATTATAGCTTCTTATAAACAGACTTACCAAGATGCTGTTAAGTGGAAGAACTCCATTAAGAAGATGCTAAATCAGGGTTGGGATATTCGACTTGTTCAGGAATTGGTTGACGAGGGTCCTGGAAACCTGAGTAAAGTATTGGAAATGCTTACCTTTTCAGCTGAAGAGCGTAAAGAAATTAATGACGTATATGTTAAGAATCTCAAACTTCAGAAATCTGGAGCTGATTCTATTATTAAGTCGTTTGCTTTGAAGAAAGAAAAAGAAGCTGCCAAGAAGAAAGCGAAGAAATCCGTTAAGAAAACAGCCAAAGAAGTCAAGAAAGATGTAAAAGAAATTCCAAATGCTGTTTCTGAAGCAGCTAAGGAAATGGAGAAGAATCTCAAGAAGATAAACAATGATTGGGACGATGCAAAGAAGAAAATCGAAGATACGGCAAAGTCTATGACGGAATCCGTAAAGAGCAGTCTTGATAGCTTCACGTCGTTTGTTAATTTCGACATTTCAAGTTCTACAGATTACTTTACGAGATACGATGAAGTAGTAAACGATCTCGGTAATGACACCATCATTGATCGTATGTGGTCACAGGTTAATGCCGAAAAGAGAGTAATCGAAGGTCTCGAGGAACTAAAGACTTTAGGATTTGCAGACGGATTACTGGATTATCTTAAGAGTCTAGGGACGCAAGCAATACCGTATATCGAGGGATTCAGACTTGCCACGGCTGATCAGATTGATCGAACAAATGCAGTATTCAAAGAGAAGATGCAAATGACAAAAGATCAAATTTTACAGCAGGCAAAGGATAATATGGAATCTGTTAAGAAATGGCGAGATGAAATTGTTGTGTTGTCGAAAGAGCTTGACCCAAGGCTATTGCAAGAGTTGATAAATAAAGGCTTGGACGGAGCAGATATCGTCGATGCGTATTTCCAAATGACGCCAGATGAAAAGAAGCAGATAAATCAGTATTACAAAGATACATTATCTATGAACGAGGAAGTTTCTAAAGAAGTATCTGATTCGTACAAAGAAGCAGGTCTAGGAGCTGTCAATTCCATGTATCAGGGAATGATTGATGCTGCTGCAGGCAAGGATGTATCTTCTAAGAAAGGCTCATCTAGGAACCTCAAAGGATCTGCAGCGACAAAAACTGTTCATGCGGTAGCTAAGTCATTTGACGAAGTACTTAAAAAAGATACATCATTCAAGTCTTCAGGTAAGAAAGCTGGAAACCAGTTCAAAGCTGGAATTGACTCGGCTTCCGAAGGGGTTGCAAAGTCTGCAAAGCAATCAGCCAAGAAGGCTTGTACAACCTTTACGAATTACGCAGAAACAAACTTCAAGAAAGCTTTTAAATCTGCCGGAACATCTCTTGGTTATTGCTTTGCTTTAGGTCTTGCTGCAACAACTGTGTTAACAGCTGTAGAATCTTCTTGTAAATCAGTGGTAGATAAAGCATTATCTTCGTTTTCAAAAGGCAGCGACAAAGCATCTTCTAAAGGAAGTGCACTTGGTAATTCATTTGCTCAAGGTATTAGAGGAGCTATACCATCAGCTGTTAGTGCTGCTCAGGCATTAGTTGACGCTGTGAACGCAGTACTATCTAAAATACAGATGCCTAGTTTAAGTGCCAGTGTTAACACTTCGAATCTGTCGTCAATGGTTAGTAGTGGAGTGACATCAGCTACGGGATCTTCTGTAGCAGGAGCTAGTGCCGGTTTAGCAACTTCTATAGCCAGCGCTTTTGCTGGAAGCGTACTAGGCAAAAGCAATCTTAGTAAAGCTATATCGCTACTTCAAAATGGGGGAAGATCATCTCGAAGTTCTATTAAGGGTTCAAGTACTCCTGTTGTAAATAACTACACATTCAACCAGACTAATAATTCGCCTGTAGCATTATCTAATAAAGAGATATATCGACAGACAAAGAACCAGTTTAGTCAATTAAAGGGGGCTCTTAAATGATAAAGAAAGTAATCGTTACTAATTATTTAGGGGAATCCCTAGAAATGGAACTAGCTAGGCCTGAGGTTTCGGGTCTAGCTATAACAGATATCGAAGGTTTAGGGCCAGTTAAGGCAACTATCAATACTAGTGAGATAGCGACCGGAGATGGAGCATTATATAATAGTGCTAAACTTGAAACTAGAAATATAGTTATGACTCTGGATTTTAGATTCGGAACAGATATCGAAACTATTAGGCATACTACATATAAGTATTTCCCTATCAAGAGATACCTCACGTTGACATTCGTAACGGATCAGAGATCTCTTGATGCTTTCGGCTATGTCGAGTCAAATGAACCTGATATATTCCAGGCTCATGAAACTACTCAAATCTCCGTAATTTGTCCAGACCCATACTTTTATGCAACTAATGGAAAGACGCTTACATTATTTAGTGGCGTCAATCCTAAATTCGAATTTCCATTTGAAAACAATTCGTTAACTGAAAAGCTCATAAACTTCGGCGATATCGTGCATATGTATGAGAATGTAGTAACGTACAAAGGAGATGCTTCAGTTGGCATAACAATAACAATTCATGCGCTAGATACAGTAAAAGACATTGTGATCTATAACGCTAGAACTCGTGAAGTTATGAGAATAAACACTGACTTTATACAGACCTTAACCGGTCAAGCATATGGTGCTGGTGATGATATCATTATCAATACTAAGCGAGGAGAAAAGTCAGTTACATTACTGAGAGCCGGCTTAACGACCAACATTCTCAACTGCTTAGGTAAAGGATCAAGCTGGTTCCAGCTGTCGAAAGGAGATAATATCTTCATTTACAATGCTACAGAAGGAGCAATGAGTATTCAGTTCAAGATCGAAAACGATACGATATACGAAGGAGTATAACTTATGGAAGGTGATTAATTTGAGGAGGTAAGCAATGGAAGCTACAATATTAAACTCAAGGTTTGAAAAAGTAGCCATTATTGACAGGTTCAAGTCCTTCATTTGGACTGATAGATATCAAGAGAATGGGGACTTTGAACTCTACCTCACTTTGGACATGGATGGAGTGTTTCCTTATCTAGTCAATGACTACTATCTTCAAAATGACGATTCAGTTCACATGATGATTATTCAGGGAATGCTTCTTGAAACGAATACCACAGAAGGACCAACAATTAAAGTTATAGGCTACTCTCTTGAGAGCTTGCTGAAGCGTAGGATAATATGGGACAATACTACACTTGGCGGAAATTTCCAAGATGGAATAGAGAAGCTTATAAATGACGCTATTATAGCACCGTCAAAATCGGAAAGAAAGATTCCTAACTTTGTATTCAAGAAAAGTACGGACAGTAGAATAACTGCCCTTACAATCGACGCCAAGTATGAGCAGCATGAAAACTTATACGAGGCAATAAACTCTCTTTGCGTAGAAAAGCAAATTGGGTTTAAAGTTACATTGAATGAAAATAAACAATTCGAGTTTGAGCTGTACAAAGGTGTTGATAGATCCTACGCACAGCAATTAACTCCGTATGTTGTATTCAGTCCTTCATTCGAAAACTTAAATAATACATCCTATCTAGACAGTAAAGAAGATTATGCGAACGTTGCATTAACTGTTGGGGAAGATGGAGATACACAAACATTATCCGGGAATCCGTTGAAGATTACTAAAGAAGTGACTAGGGACGGAGAAACTCAGGAACAGTTGAGCGGTATGCATCGATGCGAGATATATGTTGATGCTGGGTCGATTACTTCTGAGGATGAGGACCATAAAATGAGCGACGCCGAGCGACTGAAAGTAGTTGCTCAGAAGGGCAAAGAAGCTTTAGCTGAGAAACCACATACCATATCTATGGATGGAGATGTTGATCCTCATACTATGTTTGTGTACGGACGAGATTTCAAAATGGGGGATGTAGTACAGATAGAAAACGACTATGGTATTAAAGGGACATCAACCGTGTCGGAATTTATCATGTCCCAAGATTCTAGTGGGGAAACTTCATACCCTACTTTTACAGACTTTGTAAGTGCCGATGATAATAGAATACCAGTAGGCTCTTAAAGAATAAGATAAAGGAGGAAAAATATGAGTTTTGCATCTGGATTTTTTAATTCCGTAGATCATGATAGATTATATGATGCTACCGACATTTCAAGATTATTTGATGGCTTGATTCGGGATGGAATATTCGCATCTATTGGCGACTGTCTTGTCGTAAAGCAGAGCAATCAGATGAACGTAACGGTTGGAACTGGACGAGCCTGGTTTAATCATACTTGGAGTTACAACGATGCTCTTTATCCAGTTACTATTCCACCATCAGAGATTCTTATGGATCGTATTGATGCAGTTGTTCTGGAGATCAATTCAGTTGAATCTGTAAGAGCAAACAGCATTAAATTAATTAAAGGAATGCCATCGTCTACACCAGCCAAGCCGTCATTGACAAATACTAAAGAAGTTCATCAGTATCCATTGGCATATGTCACAGTCGGTAAAGAAGTTACGTCCATTAGGCAAGCGGATATTGAAAACTGTGTAGGGACGAGCGCATGTCCATTTGTTACAGGCATTCTCGAGGTAATCAGTATCGAACAGCTTATTCCTCAGTGGAAAGATATCTTGAATCGGTTCGTAGAAGAGAATACTGCAAACTTCAATACATGGATGAATGGAGAGAAGCAGGATTACCAGGCTTGGCTCGCGGCAGCTAAGAAAGAGATTACGGATTGGCAAGCAACTTCAAAATCGGACTATCAGAAATGGTATGACAGTATTAAGAATGGCTATGATCAGTGGTTTGCTACAATCAAAGCCGCTTATGACGCTAACTGGTCTACGTTCCAGCAGTGGGAAAAGGCGTCCCAGACAGAGTTTGAAAAATGGTTTGAAAATATAAAAAACAAACTCGAAGGTGACCTTGGAGTTAAACTTACTCTGGAAGCAGAGAAGCTAGGTAAAGAGAAAGTATCGCTTATCGAGTCAACGAAAACGGATCTAACAGGTACTGTAGAAGCGCCGTTGATGATTGGCAAGGCTACCAGGAATTTGTTACCATATCCATATGTAGCAGCTAGCGGGTCAGTTTCACAAGGTGTAACGATGACGTACACAGAAGAAGGAACCGTTTCTTTTGACGGCACCTTATCCGATCATGCTTCACAACCTGGTTTTATATTATATAGGCATACCGAAGGGTTATTTAATGATGCTATAAATACACTATATTCAAAGTACGATACGACAGTTCCACATGTATTACATGCTTTTTTTCAGATTTTTACCAAAGGTAATACTTGGGTAACCAACGTCGAGACTTTATCAAAAAACGACTATGACTGGTCGAAATACTATTGTAATTATGTTGTTCAATATCATAAAACTTCCGGAGATATCCATGGGACGGTATCCAATATCAGAATAGTAACCAATGCTGATGATCCATTTGTTCCATATTCCGGATACGATATTAAGACGATTGGAAAGAATTTGATTCCGTATCCATATTTTCATGGCTCCTCATATACTACGCATGGCGTAACTTTCACAGTAGATTCAAAAGGAATCATTCATGCATCCGGAACAGCAGATGCTTCGGTTGATGCGACTTTCGCATTATGTAGAACAATTCTTGTTCCTTGCCTAACAGTTGGTAATAAATATACCATGACTGCTAGTGTGAAAAATGGAAAAGCCCGAATATTTCTAATCAATGTTAACAATGATGGTGTTACAGACATTGCTGCGATCTTGCCAAATAACAATACAGAATCAAAAACTTTCACGTTTACAAGAAACGAAAATGCACTCGATAGTATGGGTGTGAGTATTTTAAAAGGAACGACCGTAACTGATTGTCAAATCAAAGTTCAATTAGAAGAAGGAGAAACGGCTACTGCTATCGAGCAATATCAAACCTCAACTACGAAGATTACTAAGGATACAGAATTTCCTAATTTCAATCTAAAATCGTTTGATGGAGCTACACATATAATCTCTCAAGGTAATGTCCAATCGTTCCACGCTGATGCGCCAAATGGCAAATATCTGCTAGAGTCGATTAAGAAATCGGCAGAGTCTGGTGGAATTAGCTATGGGTCAGATGAACCGACTAATTCCAAACCTGGCGATTTGTGGATTGATACTCGTCTTTCAAATGTATTAAAATACTATACTGGGAAATATTGGTATCCAGTTAATTCTGGCATATACATTGCAAGTACTGGTGGGTTCCCATCTTCGCCATATGTCGGTCAGCTATGCTATAACCCAACTACAAAAATGATGTATGTTTATATTCCGTATGAAGGATCGTTTGGTGGTCCAGGTTGGTATCCAATTGGATCTGATGATCCAGGAGGATATTATTATGGTGCTACAGCTCCATCTAATACAAAACTTCTATGGATTGATACTTCAGGTGTGTCTAAATTCTACAATGGTTCTGCCTGGGTACCATTAGCAGCGACGTGGGGATAATTCAAAATGGGGGAGGTAATATATAATGTATTTATCGGGATTTGATCATTTTGCAAAAGACAAAGAAAAAACGAGATACAAAAAATCCCCGGGAGGAAAAATCAAATAAAGTTTTTAAAAAGGAGGGTGAAGATAATGCCTAATTTTCTTACCGCGGCAGAAATGAACACTCTTAAAGCCAAGGTAAAAACCGAAATGCAACGTAGAGCATATAATGGTTCTATGACTGGGTTTGCATCTGCATCGTATGACTTCTCCACAACTCCTACATCCGGAACTAAAGTCACAGCGGACCAAGGCAAAAAAGTAATTGAGCCTTTATTGAACATTAAAGACCATGGTAATTTGAATACTGCCGATCTTAAGACAGGCTCTAAGATCCCATCATCGTTTAACAACGAGTTACTATCTTATACTGACTCATTATCTCGAGAGCCAATTGATGGGGCTACCTCTTCATGTCGTGGAGCATGCTCTGGATTATGCGTAGGGACGTGCGGCAGCACATGTAGCGGATGTAGCAGCTGTTCTGGTGGATGTAGCGGATCTGGTGGATCTGGTGGAGGACCTGGTGGCAGTGGATCGAGTGGATGTGGCGGATGTTCCGGTAATTGCGGGGGATGCAATGCTTGCTCTGGTTGTATCGGATGCAGTACAGGATGCCAAGGTGGATGTAGTGGAGATTGCAATGGATGTGGAAAATCCTGCGGTGGTTGTTCTGGATGTAGTGGGTCGTGTGAAGGGTGCTCAGGATGTGCTGGATGTGGAGGTTCTTGCTCAAGCTCATGTTCATCAAAAGGTAAAGGATCATCATGCGCAACTTGCTATAGTTGTACTGGATGCGCTAGTTCATGTTCGTCATGCTCGTCGTGTGGAGGATGCTCAGGATCAAGCGGATGTGGTGGAAGTTGTACTGGGTGTTATCTGGGATGTGAAGGAACCTGTGAGGTTGGTTGTTTTAGTAATTGTAGCGGATGTGAAGGAAGCTGCGAATCGAATTGTACAACAGGATGCCAAGGCTGTAGTGGATGTTCCGGTGGCTGTAGTGGATGTTCAGGAGGCTGTAGTGGATGTTCAGGGTGCGGTTCTGGATGTTACGGCTCATGTACTGGAAATTGCGATGGATGTAGTAATGGATGCAGTGGTGGATGCAAAAACGCATGTGCTACTACCTGCTCAGCAACGTGTACAGGTACCTGCCAAGCTCAAGCATTCGGCGCTGTAGTGTCGGGGG